TTATCTGCTCGAAGACTTGTCCATCAATGGCAGCCCGGAGGAATGGGGACGTGCGGCAGTCATTGCCTTTGATGAGTGGGCAGCTGATCAGATTGTATATGAGGCGAACCAAGGCGGAGAGATGGTTGCCGCCGTGCTGCGTCAGGCTGCTAAGTCTCTCAAAGATGAGGGATTGCGAACGGCAGACTTTGTTCCGCTGAAAGCTGTCCACGCTACGCGCGGTAAGATCGTTCGTGCTGAACCTGTGTCCCAGCTCTACGAGCAGAAGAAGATCCACCACGTCGGTTACTTCCCCGAACTCGAGGATCAGCTGTGCGAGTATACACCCGATGGCTCGATGGGATATTCGCCGGACCGCATGGACGCATTGGTGTGGGGCTTCACTGAATTGATGGTCGGCTCGATCCCTCACGAGGGGTTGATGGATTACTATCGTCAGGAGGCCGAAGCTATCAAGGATCGTCTGTCGGGCAAGAAGACAGCAGAGCTTGCAACGAACTCGATGGTGCCACTGCTACCGCCACCAGTCAACACGCCCACCATTGCCTATGGCATGAGTGGCATCCGGTACGACATCGATGCCGATGGGCTCTTTCGCGTCAAGGAAGAGGACGTGGCACCGCTTCAATCGGCGGGGTATCGCAGGCACTTTGCTGATGCCAAGAGCACATCTTAGCCCGCGTTCCTTTCTCTTAACAACCCGACAGGTATAAATATAGCCATTGGTTGGGGGCAAACCTCCATCCCTCGGGGAACACTAATTGATGGCAAGTCAACGTGCTGCTGCCGGTGGAGGTCGAGAAATCGCACTAAGTCCGGGCTATTCCTTTGGTTACCAATTCGGTTCCCAGGGACAAGGTGCCGAGTGGTTCGGTCCGGGCACCCCCATGGCACCACAGGCTCCGGAAGAGGTCAAGGGTCGTGCCTTCGACTTCCCGAGCAACGTCAACCTGCTTACCACCCAGCGTCCCGCATCGCCGATCACCTACGAGACGCTTCGCGCCTTCGCCGACAGCTATGATCTTCTCCGCCTAATCATCGAGACCCGCAAGGATCAGATGGAGCGGCTTCGTTGGGTCATTCAGCTGAAGGATCCCAAGGACAAGCTGACCTCACAGAAGAAGAACCGCATCAAGGACTTGACCAAGTTCTTCCTCAAGCCCGACGGCGAGCATCACTGGAACCAGTGGCTTCGGATGCTGCTCGAAGACGTGTTCGTCGTGGACGCGCTCACGCTACACAAACGCCGGACTCGCGGCGGGCAGCTTGTCGCGCTCGATCAGATCGATGGTGCCACAATGCGCCGAGTAGTCGACGATTGGGGCCGCACTCCAGAAGATCCGAACGACACCGCCTATCAGCAGATACTCAAGGGTATGCCGGCGGTCAACTATCGCCGCGACGAGATTATGTTCCGTCCGCGGAACCTGCGTATTCATAAGCTTTACGGCTACTCGCCTGTGGAGCAGGTGATGATGACCATTAACATCGGTCTTCGTCGCCAGATCTTTCAGCTGAACTTCTTCACCGAAGGCAATGTCCCCGCAGCGCTCATCGGTGTGCCGGAGCAGTGGACGCCCGATCAGATCCGCACGTTCCAGGATTGGTTTGACAATATCCACGTCGGCAACCTGGCCGAGCGTCGCCGGGCTCGGTTCGTTCCTTCAGCCGTCGGTAAGACCTATATTCCGACACAGGAGACTCAACTATTCGGTGAAGCCGAGGATTGGCTTGCTCGTGTCTGCTGCTTCGCTTTCAGCATCAACCCGCAGCCCTTCATCAAGATGATGAACCGGGCTACGTCGGAGAATGCGTCTCAGGAGGCGATGGCCTCAGGCATGGAGCCGCTGAAGAACTTCATCAAGGGTATCGTGGACGACGTGCTCACAGAAGAGTTCGACGCCGATGACCTTGAGCTGATGTGGCGCGGGGATGATGAGCTCGATCCAGTCAAGCGTCAGCAGATCACCGAGGCCGATGTCAAGTGCGGTCTCTCCACCCTTAACGAAGGCCGCATCGCTCAGGGCAAAGATCCCTATGACGATCCCGCCTTCGACAAGCCGATGTTCATGACCTCCAATGGTCTTGCACCCCTACTGCTCGACCCGACCGCTCAGGGCGCTACGCCCAAGGTCGATGAGAACGGTAATCCAGTGGCTCAGCCAGGCCCTGGACCTGATAACCTGCCCGAGGATCAAGGCGATAAGGGCGAACTTGCCCAGAAGATTGCTGCGTTCGTCGAGGCAGGGGATGAGGAAGGCTTGGCTAACTATCTCAGGAAAATCGAAGAGGAGCAGCGCTCATGAGTGGTTCGAAGAAGGCGCGGGTGTTCGTCCCGCTGATGAAGGTGGACGAGGAACAGCGCCTCGTCTTCGGCAAGATCACCGCACAGGAGGTCGACCAGTCCGGCGAAATGATGGACTATGAAACGTCCAAGCCGAACTTCGAGTCTTGGTCTGCGCAGATCGAACAGTCGTCCGGCGGTCTGTCGAAGGGCAACCTTCGAGTGATGCACGGTCTATCCGTGGCCGGCAAGCTGACCGACATCAACTATGACGACGCGGATCAGTCGATCGAGGTTTGCGCCAAGGTCGTCGATGACAAGGAATGGGAGAAGGTCGTCGAGGGCTGCTATACGGGCTTCTCAGTCGGCGGCAAGTACCAGAAGAAGTGGAAGGAGACTGTGGACGGTGAGACGATCACCAAGTTCACGGCCGTTCCCAATGAGGTCAGCCTGGTCGACAACCCCTGCGTCAAGTCCGCGACGTTTGCACTCGTGAAGGCCGATGGTGCCGAAGAGCAGGTCGCGTTCCAACACGCCGAAGTCGATCCTCCCGCGGAAACGCCGCCGGCCGACACTCCTCCGGCCGAGGCAGACGCGACGGTCGAGAAGACGGTGGTCGACGATCACAAGACTCCCGTTCCCGGTGAACCATCCGCTACCGCAATCGCGGAGAAGGCAGGTGAGCTCGCCAAGGCCGCCAATGACGGCTCGACCTGGCAGGATCACATTTCGGATGCTCGCGAGAAGCTCATGAAGGGCGAGACCTCGTCGCTCAATGCGGCAGTCGAACAGCAAGCGGAGACGCGAACGAATGACGCAACGGGTGAAGTCGATCCGCCGACCACGGAAGACGACGAGGGTGCCGAAGGAGGCGCCAGTCCTGCGGCCACCGATCCGGAAGGTGGAACCCCCGCCGATAACAAGGTCGTCGAGAAAGCCACTCCCGCCGGCGTGAAGCAGAAGTGGGAGACCTCCGACGGTCAGACCTTCGAGAAGAAGGCCGACGCCGTTGCTCACGAGGAGGAGCTCGCCAAGGCTGCTGCTCCCAAGTCGGAGGCCGAGCAGCTTCGTGAACGTCTCGAGAAGGCAACGAACCCCGCCGAGCCTGTGGAAGGTGAAACGCCGCTGATCGAAGACTTCGACCGGTTGGCCAAAGCTGTCAATGCACTGTCCACGCCTTTCGACGACAAGGGCGAGCCGGCGCTGCAGAAGGGGATGTATACCGTCAACCGTTTCTCAAACGTCTTGTCCGACATGGCATCGCTGTCTCGGTCGATCAAGTCCGAGGGTCTCAACGAAGGCGGCGGTGACGATCAAGACGTCAACATCGCTGCGGACGTGATCGCCGCGGTCAAGACACTCGGTGCCTCGTTCATCGCATATGCGACGGATCAGGTGCAGGAGCTGCTCGCTGGTATGGACGACGATGTGGTGGTCGGTTACTACGACTATTACTACAACGCCGTGCAGACCGATCCTGAGAACGGCCTGGCGAAGGACGTCTGCTCGCTCGTCAACGACTTCCGTGAGCCCAGTCGCGAGAAGCGGGAAGAGCTCGCCAAGGCGTTCGGCTATGTCGAGGGTGAGCTCGAGGTCGCCGAGGACGAGGAGATGTCTCCTCCGTTGAAGAAGCGCTTCGATGCGCTCGAGGCTGAGAACACCGAGCTGAAGAAGCTCGCTGGCGAAGCAGTTGAGAAGGTCGAGGATCTTGCCAACCGCCTGAAGAAGGTGGAGGACACGCCGCTTCCTCGCGCACCGAAGCAGATCGCCCTTCTTCCGGGTGACGGCACTTTCTTCGGAAAGACCGCCAACACCGAGGAGGAGCGCACCGCCATCTTGCATGATATGCTGAAGAACGAGGGCGCCGATGCTCTCGCGACGAAGCTTATCAAGCTCGCACATCAGAACCCACAGCGTCTTCAGCTGAAGGGTCAATAGGAGCAACGAGGCGACCGGGGACGGGAGCCGACTACTGCCCATGCCGGGGACGGTATGGTTTTCGTCAACAATCTGCACAATATAGAAACGGAGTTAGTTATGAATATCGTGCAAGCAGAAGCGGGCCTCGCTGCGGGTGCATCTCTCGACGCACTCATGAAGGCTCTTGCCACGTCGCCGATCCTGACCGGCGAGAACAGCGACCTTCTCAAGTCGACGTTCGCTCAGTCGGGTTCCGCCACC